CATGGAAACATGGGTATGATTACTGTCTTATTGGTGCGATTTCCGCAAGAAAAAGTGCTAATATTTAATTATTATAAGACTTCTCAAAGTGAAAACTAGGAGTTGAATAATAAAGTTGTGTCGATAGCAAGACGAACAGAATGGCGGTGATTGGGCTGTATTCAAAAGATACAGATGGTCAAACATACACCCTGTCGTTCATATTATGCAAAAATACAACATACTTTTGAAAGAATAAATCAAATATAATGCATATTTATATTAAAGGTAAATTGATTAAAGAACAAGCAAAAGTGTGTATGACCGCAAAGAGACAAACAACTTATTCATCTGTAATATGGTGACATATAGCACTCGCAAGGTACTATATGAGAAAATACGAGTAGACGCAACCGTAAGAGATTTGCACTCTCTGAACCTCGCAAGGGACGATGTATCGAAAGGAAATCTATAATACTTTGTGGTAAGAGTTTGCCGATTATGTCAAAATCGGTGTTGTTGCTAACTACAAGCTAATCGCTTGTGTGATAAACTGTGTCCAATCACAGTAGATGTTAGTGTATTGAGTCAAATATCTCAGCTCATATTAAGTAAGGATCTCATACTTCGGTATGGGATTTTTTATTTTGGGAATTAGTTCAGTTTGGTTAGAACGCCTGATTTGGGTTCAGGAGGTCGTGGGTTCAAATCCTACATTTCCAACTATTATCCTACTTTGTAGGAAATAAATCAAGAAAGAAGTGAAAATTATTAAGTACATTTCAAAAAATGAAATTAAAAAATTATTATCTGAAGGTGTAATTAGAAACACAAGACGAGGATATGTAGATCGGAATGGTGAACAGATCGGCTACTATCGTACTAAAGGTGTTGCAAGAAAGCGTTACATCGAAGATAAGTATGTTAAGTAGGTTCTGCCTATGAAAAATCGAATCGAGTATAAAGGATTTTATATTGACAAGACCGAAAACGGCTATCGTATCTGTAGAAAAGAAGATACAGAAAAACATACTCATCTTTCAAATCTTAATCCATCGTATAAGCTTATAGACAATGTATTATCAAATAAAATTCCTACTCGTTGTGGGTGTTATTATTTGGAGTCACATATTCGTTTAAGTTATGATGAAAATTATATTAGGAAGATTCGTGAGTATATCAAAGTAAAACAGAATAAAAGTAAACAAATGTATTTTAATCCTGGCAGAAAGCATTCTGGTGGGAATTTTTAATTTTATGGAGAGCGTACTACTCTCCTATTTTAGTTGAGAAAGGAAGAAAAAAGGAAATGGCAGTAAAAAATAAGGATAAAGAAGCTACTGTATCAGTGGCAACAAGAACTATTACAGCAGATAATGTATCTATTGAAAATGGATTATTTGTTGATGAACAGGGAAATATCGCAGATAGAGTCTCTGGGTTGCTTATTAATCCAGAAGATAAAATTAAGGTGACAATTAAGTTTGATTTGCCTGATTCTGATAATTCCGATAATTTGGATAATTCAGAAGAATAAGAAGGGATGTGATTGTCATAACTTCTTATAAAAGATTCGAAAATGAAACAGACGAGGAGCTTATATATAGAATATGTGAGGATAAAGAGCAGATAGGCTCTTGGCAGAATGTTGCTAATATAATCAATGAGCTTACTGGAAATGATTTTGGTGAAAGCACTTATCGAAAAAAGTATCAGGCTTTTAAAAAAATGTTAGAAGCAAATCAGTCTAAATTTGTTGATTCAGAAGCTCAGTTAAAGGAAATCGAAATTCAAAAACGTGAATTGCAAAAAGAAAGAAATAAATTATATGCTACAAAAACAGAATATTCACGTCAAATAAGACAACAGAGTAGGTTTGAATTATTTTACGAGAATGTAGCGAATGAAATATCTTTATATGACGTTCCAAATTTTAGATATATTGATACTTTAAATCAGAAAAATGAATATATTTTATCTATTGCAGATATTCACGCAGGTGCAAATTTTGTAACTGAGACGAATGATTACTCTTTTGAAGAAATTACAAAGAGATTTGAAAAACTCTATACTGATGTTGTGAATTTTGTTTTAGATAAAAACATTTCCAATTTAAAAGTTTTATGTATGGGCGATGACATTCAAGGGATTCTCAGATTAAGCGATTTACAATTGAACGAATCTTCTGTTGTAAAAGCTACTGTTTTTGTAGCGAAAACAATTGCAAGATTTTTAAATGATTTATCGGAATATTGTTTTATTGATTATTATCACTGCCCTACTTCTAATCACTCTCAGACACGTCCACTCGGAACAAAAGCAAGTGAAATTGCATCTGAGGATGTCGAATATGTTATTTGCAACTACATTAAAGATGTATTAGTAAATAATTCTCGAATTATTCCACATATGAATTTTGGATATGAATATATTGAAATTCCTATTTTTGATTTTAAGACAATTGCAATGCATGGACATACGATTAATAATATTGATAATGTATTGAAGGATCTTACGTATCACAAAAAGACATTTTATACCACTGTATTTTTAGCACATTACCATGCTGCCAAAATGGGTACTGTAGGCGAAATGTCTGATACTGATTGTGAAGTGATTGTATGCCCAAGTTTTGTTGGCAGTTGTCCATATAGTGAAAAACTTATGAAAGGTGCAAAACCTTCTTGTTGTATATATGGATATGATAAAAAATATGGACATGTAGAAACTTATAAATTTATTTTAAATTAAAAAAACAATAGTTTAACGATTATGAGGATGGTTTTATACTACCCTCTTTTATTTTTATTTATTTTGTATAGGAGGAATATAAAATGGCTACATATAATGTACATGCAGGTCACTGTCCACAAGATCAGGGTGCTTATGGCGCAGTTGGTATTCTACAAGAATCAGTTGAGGACAGAATTGTTAAGAATGCTGTTATAGAAAAACTTCGTGAATTAGGTAATGAAGTATATGATTGTACATGTGACGAAGCACTTTCACAGAATGGTTGTTTAGCGGCTATTGTAAATAAGTGTAACTCGCACAATGTTGATTTAGATATATCTATACATCTTAATTCTGGTAGAGGTGATTATGAAGGTGATGGCTCTACTGGTGGCGTAGAAGTGTATGGATATGATAATGGAACTGAAGAAATCGGTTCAAAGATATGCGAAGCTATATCAGAAAAGCTTGATATAAGAAATAGAGGATTCAAGACTAATTCTGGTCTTTATGTACTTAATAGTACAAATGCACCTGCTATACTCATCGAATGTTGTTTTGTTGATGACAGAGATGATGCTAACAGATGGGATGCGAATGCGTGTGCATCCGCAATTGTTAAAGCACTTACTGGTGAAAATGTATTTAATGAAATTGAGGATAATTCTGATGACAATTCAGATAACAATGAAGAATATATTCCTAGCAGAAGTAATGATTTAGGTCATGTAGATGTTTACTATCAGGCTAAAACAGATAGATGGTGGGACGAAGTTCATGACACTGATGATTGGGCAGGTGGTGGCGATGATAAACCTATAACAGCTATTGCACTTAGAGTTAGCGAAGGTTATGTAAGATATCAAATTCATCTTCTTGACGGTGGTTGGCTGCCCGAGGTTGATGGCTGTGATGTTAATGATGATGATAATGGCTATGCAGGTAATGGACGTACAGCTATAGATGCTATTAAGGCGGTATATTACACACCTGAAGGTTATGAATATCAGTGCTTATACACACAGGTATCACCACAGGGCATGACAGGATTCTATCCAGTTCAGATTGATGACCAGACAGTTAATGGTCAGGATGGTTATGCAGGATGCTTTGGAAAGTACATAGACAAGGTACAGTTCCACGTAGAATAAGTTATTAATGAGGGAGTAGACTCGATTGAGCTACTACCCTCTTTTATATTATCGGCGCTTTAGAAGAGTGTTAAAAAATATTAAATTAAGGAAAAGAAAAAGGAGAATTTAAAATTTATGAATAAGACAGATTTAGTAAAGGTAGTTAAGGAAACAGTTTCAGAAACATTAGAGGGAGTAACAGCAAAGGATACTGCTGTATTTGTAGATGCAACAATTAAGGCAATTCAGGATGCGGTTATCAAAGGCGAAAAGGTTCAGTTAGTTGGTTTTGGTACATTTGAAATTGTTGAAAGAGCTGCAAGAGAAGGTAGAAATCCGCATACAGGTGAATCACTTCACATCGAAGCCTCAAAAGCTCCTAAATTTAAAGCAGGTAAAGCTTTTAAAGATGCAGTGAAGAATGCTTAATCTGAAAGGTTGTGATTATTATAAATACATTACATTTTGATGACCATGAAGATTTTGCTTGTGCTGTTTCAGACGTATACGACAGAGTAAAATCTGATGATGAATATAATTCAGTAGATGTTGTTGCTAAATATGAAGATGCAAAAGAGATTATTCGTGAACTTGTTGGAATCGGATATGATATTGCATTTATCAATGAATTAGCAAATCCTGAATGGGACGGATATGATGACGCTTTCGTTATCAGCTTATTAGATGACGAAATTTGGTGTGAACCTGTAAAGCGAAAAGATGGTTATATCTTTGTTGAAGCTGATGTTGTATACATCTTTGATGATTGCAATTCTAAGATTATTCCGAAGATTGAATCTGATGAGGTATATGAAGTAGAAATTGGTTATGAGTATGATAACTGTGATGGCGATTGTGAGAATTGTGATTGTTATAATGTAGATACTACTTCTACCTATAAGATTAATGGTAGATATGTAGACAAGGAAACTTATGAAAAGTATATCGAAGATATTCAGAAAAAATATTTAGAAAAATTTAAAAAATCAATTGAATATTGGGGAATTTGCAATGAAATGAATGAGTATTCCATGTTACTTAATCGGTGAATGAATTATTTAGAGTGTGTGGTGTGTGCTGCACACTCTTTTATTATCCTCTCATAGACCACTAAAGATGTGGGGCAGTCTGTAAAACTGTCATCTTCGGATCGGCTTGGAGCATTACCAAGTGGGAGGACTAGGTTAATCTGTTTGATTAATAAAGAGAATTATAAACATAAAGTTTATCTCTACCTTCAATAAATTAATAGATTGGAGGAATATAATGGCGAGTAAATTATATAATTTTTCACCTGAACAATTACAAAGCTTGCTAGATTCAAGAAATACATATACAGAAATTCTTAGAGTCGCAGGTATAAATTCATCAAGTAGTACAAATACGTTAAAAAGAATCATAAAAGAATATAAATTAGATACTTCTAAATTTGAAGAAAACAGAAAATTATATAAACAACAAATGGCAAAAATGTCTTTATGTTCAGAATATAATATTGAATCGAAATTACATAGAAATACAAAAACAAATAGTCATAAATTAAGAAATAAATTGATTGAATTCGGTTACAAAGAAAGTAAATGCGAATTATGTGGTATATCCGAATGGCTAGGAAAACCTGTTAAATTACAATTGCATCATATTGATGGCAATCATGATAATAACGAATTATCAAACTTGCAAATATTATGTCCCAATTGTCATAGTATGACAGATAATTTTGGTGTATATAATTCCAAAAGAGCAAAAGAGCCAACATTAGTATGTAGCGAATGTGGTATAAAAATTAGCAGTCATAGCAAAAGTGGACTATGTGTTTCTTGCTCACACAAGCATAAGAGGGAAAATACAAAAACAAAATATATTAATAGAGTTAAAATTATTTGTCCATGTTGTAAAACAAATTTAATGAATTCAACATCTACAATGTGTGAATCTTGTTATAACAAAAAGAGAAT